GGTCTGACTGCGTCAAGCTTGCGCTTTCGACAGCGTAGGGCCGATCTGTAATGGATTGGTAGAACAGCGTTAGTTCTCTTTGACGTATCATCGTGCTACTGGAGAGAGATCATGCCCTACCCGTCCGTTAGCCTCAACGGAGCTTTAAATCTACCTTTTTATGTCCAAGACACAGGTAGTGCTCCGGTTGAATTCGAGGTTATCAATAGGCGGGTGGTTAAATCTCATCCAGCGTCAATTTCCAATGAGCTTGGTCCCGATGGAACTCGGGCCATGTCCCCATGGAGGCACTTTGGTGGTAGGTGGCGGGGCCCTCAGAAAGCTGAGGGTCTCCAATGGCTAACCGCTTGGGGACCTGACGTTTTTAGTCGGAGAACCTTTGGTTATGGTCCGCCTGCAAACATCGACCCCGGATCGCTTCAAGTCTGGGACGGTGGCCGTGATACTGCTCGGCTTCGCGCGTTAGCCTCTTGGGCTGACAGACAGGTTGAGTATAGCGCGGCACTCGCACAAGCCGGGCAAACTGCCCGTATGGTTGGAGATCTTGGAAAAGGTCTCGCGAACCAGCTTGGTAAAGCGATGACAAAGTATGGACCTCAGAATGCCCGAAACTGGAAGAAAATCCCAGGCTGGTATCTTGAGTATCTGTACGGCTGGAAACCTTTAATGGATGACATCGACAATATCACCGATCGTCTGGTGAAGTCGATAGACATGGGTAAAACCATGCATGTTATGTTGAAGGGAACCTGGAAAGGTTACGGCGACTTAGTTGTCAGTAATTTTGACGGGGCGGCATGGGGTCAGCCTTACAAGGTTGAGTCCACGTTGCGCTTGAAGCAGAAGAATACCTCTGTTTTTAAGTATATGTTTCCGAGTGATCGGTTACCCGGCTTGAGGCCTACGGCGTTCTTCGGAACGACGTATGAGCTTGCACCCTTTAGCTTCGTACTCGACAAGCTTCTTCCCGTCGGGACGTGGTTAAATGCGCTGGATGCGAACGCCTTAGCATGTTATTTTACTGAGGGTAGTAGCTCCGAAATGGTGCGTGTCCAGTCGATTGTCCGACAACAACATGTTGGCGTCGAACCTGGATGGACGGTGAAGATGTCACGGTTTGAGACTGTTTTACAGAATCCGCCGTGGAATTTTACCCGTGTCTTGGAAAACCCCTGGAGTATTTTTACCAGAGTTCCGTTCCGAGCAGACTTGCACCTCAGTCATGCGGCGCAAGGATTGGCCCTTCTAACTCAGCAGCTGAAAAAGCTGGCTTAGAAGTCCTTCAACTCAAAAGAGAATCGACTCAGATATGAGCATTGTTATCAACAGCAAAACGTACACCTTTGACGGTTTTGACCGTAATGGCGTGGCCGTCTACACTGAGCGAAGTGGCAGCGTTCCAACCTCGTTTTCGGTCCTGACGTTTGGGATCGAGACTGGGAAGGATGTCACTAAGCTTACTGTGAGACTGTCCGTCCCGGTGGTGGCGGAAGATGACAGCGACTGTTCGTGCGCGGGCGCGGTACAGAGGGTAACCAGGTTTACTTGGACCCTTGAAGAGCCCAACACCGGCACGACGGCTGAACGTACAGATTGGCAAGCACGCATCGAAGCGTTGACTGCGACTACTCAGTTCGAGCAGTTCCTGATCAACCTGGTGAAGCCGACGACCTAACCCTTCATCGGGTGGAAGTCAGTCAGTCAGAGTTTAGCTACTAGCTCCTTTCATAATATGGAATCATCCATGAAAAGTCACAAAGGTCCAACCATGAGACCCTTGAGTAAGAGCTTGGTCAATGTCACTGATCTCGTTCACTTTGAGGTGGCGGAGAACCTTCAGGATACAGAGATGCAAACAGCACTCTGCCTTGGACAAGTAACCAAGAGCCTTGTTAGTCGTCCCATTTGTGTAGACTTACCTTCAGCCAACCAGTTCCGTGAGGAATACTGGCGTGGAGAGTGTCTATCCAAGTTCCCCTTCCAAATCGAAGGGGTGGACCGTCAAGCCGAGGCGCTAAAAGCGTTTTGGCAAGGAGAACGACGTTGTGAAAGTGCGAATCTTCGTACTGGTTATTACCCTAACCCTTACTGTGCGACCTCCATGGTCGTGCGGCGGGCGAGGCGAAAGCTTAAATGGCTTCTCTCTGGCATTATGCGAGAGGAGGTCATGCAACGAGCCCGTTGGGGCCCCGGGGCAAGCACTAGCTTGCCAAGGTCAATGGCGTCACCTCAAAGAAAGTGGGAATTTGCTGCCCACGTCACCGAGAATTGCCAGCCTTGGGCAGAAGCCTTCAGGTTATGGTCTGGACGGGATTTACCTATCCAGGTCGTGTCTGGTAACTTGGTCACAACAGTACCGAAAAATGCAAAGACTGATAGAATAATTGCCATCGAGCCTGATTGGAATTGCTTTTTCCAGTTAGGTCTTGGGGCATGCATTCGCCGCCGCCTCAACCGCGTTGGGATTTTATTACCTGATGCGCAAGAGCGGAACAAACGGCTGGCTATGGCGGGCTCCTTAACCGGAAGCTTTGCTACGCTTGATCTTAAGGCTGCGAGTGATACTCTCAGCCTTGGTCTTTGTGATCTACTCCTTCCACCAGATCTTATGGTGCTGATTCTCTCCTTGAGGTCCGAAAAGGGCCTTGTGGGTGATGACGTCGTTTATTATGAGAAGGTAAGTAGTATGGGGAATGGCTTCACGTTCGAGCTTGAGACAGCAATGTTTTGGGCTTTAGCGTCGAGCTGTGATCCCAGCGAAGATGCTGCAGTGTTTGGAGATGATATTATTTTGTCTTCTGATGCTGCTCTTCTCTTACTTGGGGTCCTCACGGACCTAGGGCTAGAGATTAACGAGAAGAAGACTTTCGTTGCGGGTCCCTTCAGGGAGTCGTGCGGAGGTCATTATTTTCGTGGCGTCGACGTGACACCGCCTTATTTCAAGGAGGAAGTTTGTGACATGCCCAGTTACATCCGGGCACATAACAAGCTCGTCTCTTTCTTCGGTCGTAGTGATACGACAGATTATCTAAGAAAGAAGATCCCCAAGTTTCTTTGGGGCCCACGAAGTCGGGGTGACAGTGTGATATCTGCTGAGTGGGATGAAGTTTGTCCCATCTGGCAGAAAAGTACGCAGTCATACTTAATGAAAGAGCTAGTGGAAGGCCGGAAATCGGCTCCCTCCAACCCCTCTGGCGCATTACTACACGCGTTATGGGGCGCTTCTTTCGTGAGTCAGTTCCCTACCCGGGAACGTGTCGTTCGGGTTCAACGATACACCGTTGATCGTTTCTAAGTACAACTGTTGAACTTCCATCCAGTCTAGGATGGGGACCCTCTAAATCCTTCAGAGGTGAGGGAGTCTTACTCCCCTAAAATGAG